GGACAAGAAGACGCCTCCAACACTACACTCATTGCTGGTAGAGTGATTTCTCTTGGGATTAAAGTCACAAATATCACCCCTGCTTTGGATCGAGGTGGTGAAGCATTATGGTATGAACAGCCAACACACTTTGGTCTTATCAACTCAGCCACTACGACTTCAAATTCTCTCTCAACACACCTTTACTCTCGGGAGATCTCCAGGAGAGTTGACCTCAGTAGAGCTCATTCACATGAATTTACTGTGACTGCACACAATGAGCCGGAAATGCTCTTCCCTACGGCCAACAGTAACACAACTTTTCCAAACTCATTTTGGTATCCATTCTCAACTGAGGGGATGCAGTTTGGCGCCTCTGGAGGTGTGAATGATGGCACTCCAATCGCATGTTTGTTCTTTCCTGAGGGGACCGCTGACGCACAGCACAGGATCGAAATGATCATACACGTTGAATATACCGGTTCAACAGTTTTCCCTAGGGCCACTCCTACTCATAGTGATGACCTCAACGGGAGAATGGTCAGAGACGCTGTGAAGAGCGAGAAACAAGAACACCACAAACAACCACACGACAACCTATTGAACAGAGTACTCAATCGTGTTGGTAGTGAACTAAAATCCCGCGCAATTGCCGGTGGAACTGCGTTGATTGAGAAGGAACTCAGGAATCCTGAACTCACATCTGCCGCTGCCACCTTCGCTATGAGCGCCCTTCTGTGACAACATTGTCGATTGCTCCGAACAAGGCATATTGCCTGGAATGACGAGCATGAGAGTGTTGATGTTACGATGGTAAGGTTGTTCATTTTTTGTGTTTTGTGTTTTGTTGTGGTTATTTTTTGTTTATGTAGTGCCTTAAATGGCAACAATGGTGAATGGACAAATGGTGACGATATGCAGATGCCTAGAAAGGATAATATACTCCAACACGGGTCGAACGGTAGGGTTCCCCCGCCAATTGGTGGTTACAAACCCACCGTTGACCCGTATACTGCACTTTTTCCATATAGTGCTGGCAAGATGGATGCCGTTGAGTTGGGTATACAATTTAAGAACGTCACCTGTATAATGTCCAACTTGCGACGCAGGCGCGCGAATAAGGGACAACGTGAAGACGACTTATCAGTCGGTGACAATCTCCACTTGTACTCGATGCGCTTAATTGAGATTCAAACAGCTATCGATCTCCTTAAACCCTGTGACCGTAATGTCTATGATCAAATGTTCCCTAAGAAGGAAAAAGAAGGAATCAGCATTGACCCTAAGAAGTTGCGAGCCGCGTTGACTGGAGCCCGATCCCATGCAAAGAAAAAGATTGATAGCCCTAGTTCACTCTCTTCTACTGCTGAGATCTCTAATAGTAACTCGTCTTCCTCCTCCGCTTC